GGTAACTATCGTTGCCATCAGTCGAGAGTAACCGTGAGACTTCCGGTGTTAATCTTCAGGATGTCGTCTGTCTCAATCGTTTTTGAGGTCGTCAGAGGCGTGTACATAAGCAGGTTTCCGCTTGTGACCGCATCTAGCAGACCAACGTGAGAGATCGTTCCCCAGTTTGCCGTGGCTTGCGGGAATGTTACATCCGCGCTGGAGGTTACGATTCCGCCGGCTGCCGTGGTAACAGACACGACCTGACGGGCATAAGATCCGCCAGAAACCTCGGTTCCCGTGTTTCCCTCTCCTGGGTTAGTGGTGTACAGACCAACGTACACGGTTGTGGGTGACGTATAGGATACGTTTCTGAGAACGTGATCCAGGAGTTTGTTTTCTAGGTAGTTTGAAAATTCAGCCATGTTTACCTCGTTGTTACGGTCATAAACAGAGGAACGCCAGCGTACTCGGATTCCTCATCAGATTCGTTGATTCTTACGACAGACTGGTTGTACATATTTGCCCATGTCTGCATACGGGCATCGTTCATCAGATACGGCTCTGCTTCTAGCAAAGAGCCATACAAAAGAGCGTCTGGGTAGTTTGCTAGAAATTCGTTGCTTGTGTTTGTGTCAGACAGGATTGCCGGCTTAAAGTAATAAAGCATCTGAACCGTGTAGGCTGAGTCCGGGGATGGCGCAAACTCAAACTCATTTGATCTCAGGGTATAAAAGACCGGCAATCCAGAGTCGTCTGCTCGGCTATTTGTAGAGAACGCAGACGGTGAGAGATAGGTTACTACCGTCCTGGGACTTCCTTGGATGTACACATCCCTGATCCCGATAAAGTCGCTAGGAAGGCCAACAGTAGAGTCTCCGATTGTCATGGTTGCCGTGGCTGTCTTGAGCATACGGCGGGTGCGAATATCACGCGATAGGCGCAACTCTGCTAGGGAGATAAAATCTGGGATCTGTGTTGTTAGATCACTCCGTCCGAGGTAGTTCGCTACGCTCGTCTTTAGGTCGCTGTAGGTTGCTAGTGCCATTATCTTTCTCTATGTAGTCTGCCCACGAATATGTGTACTGCCCAACGTGGCCGATCATGTTAGACAAGTTATGGTCTAGGTATGTCTTAAATCCTGCGTCATAAGCCTTTACGCAGAAGTAGACATCCTCTCCTAGTAACTTGTCGCCTGGAATCTTCTCAAACCAAAACCACGGGCGCGGGGTATTTAGGAACACCTCACGCTTTACCATCATCACACCGCAGCCAATCGCGGTGACTTCTTCTAGTCCTGACTTGTCTTTAGAGACAATCGGAATCCAATGATTCTCTTTTTTCTCTAGGTCAATCTCTAGGTTCTTTGCGGTGGGTCTGACCGGCATTGTTCTGGTTGTGGCGTTTACCCCAACAATCGGCTTGTCATGCCTTAGTAAGACCTCAATCGTGTTCTTTGGGAAGCGCATATCTGCGTCTATCCAGAGAATGTAGTCTGCGCCCTCTTTAAGGGCTTCTGCTGCCAGTTTTTCTCTCTGGTCGAATATCAGGGTACCTGCAACCGTATAAATCGACTGGTGGCCTTCCCTGAACCTTGAATCGTATGCACACATAACAGCCAGATCAAAGGCTGTTCCAATCTCCATCTCACCCCTGGAGGGTATGCAGATCGCTACTTTTTTGTTGTCCCACGGATTCTTGTGCTTGTTCTTTTTCCCCATTAGACCCTTCCTGGTCTAGTCCTCAAAAAACGGTTTGCGGGGTCGTTCAGAAATGCCTTCATGCGTTTCTGATCTAAGACCACAAACCCCCTCATAATGCCATGAACATTTAATTCTGCGATAACCGAGTTAGGAATCTCTGCGACACGGGTTAGTTCTCCCCATCTCGCTCTTTCGTCTACTTGGTTATATGCGGCTTTGTTAGCCTCTAGGATGGGTGCGATATTCTGCTCATCCTTGATGATGAGACCGCCTTCACCGTCTGCGTACCAGGTACGCTTGCCTTCTATTGTTTGTTCTTCTGATATTTTGTGCATAAGAAGAAATCGGAGGTGACATTACGCCACCCCCGATTCTACACTACTTAGGCTGCTTTGAGGTCAAAAATACCGCCATGAGCCTTCTCGTTACGAACTTCGAGCGTCAACTCGGCGAGGATCTGAGTTTTCTCAGAGTCACCGGTCTTAGCCAGATCGTTCGTCTGGAAAGGACGGAGGTAAGCCAGGGCAGCGTACTCAGGATCAAGCATCAGAGCATCGGTAGAGCGCATAAAGCGATCCGGCACGATGGAGATGAGGCCAAAGTCTGAGAGGTAAGCACCAGCGGCGGCCACGATGGTCGTGGGCTCGGCACCGGTAACGTAACGCTGCTGTGCAACGCCAGCAAATGCCGACACAGTAGCCTTGAGCGAGGGAGGAACAACCAGAATCTTGGGTGTGCCGCCATCTTCAAAGATCTGCTGTGCTACGTCCTTGAGCATGGACTCAAGGAAAGTACGGGTCGTGGTATCCGAGCGAACGTCAGAACCGTCACCAGTTGGGTTGGTACCTGCGGAACCCTTGCTTACGTTGGACGTAATGTAGGAGAGCAGGGAACCCATCTTACGAGCGCCAGAGGTAGCCGTACCGTTGGTCTTGGCTTGGTTGGCGGTGATGATGGTCTCGATGTCACGCTTGATCTCGGAAGAAGCCTTGGCTAACTGATAAGCCTTCTCAGACTTACGGCCAGCCTTGTCAACTGCCTCAAGGGTACCGGAGATCTGAACGGTTTTACCAACGATCTGGGTGAAGTTGCCAACACGAACCGTGGGCGAGAGCGATGCTGCGGAAGCGTCATCACCTTCGATCAGGGCGTTAGCCGTGGTAGCGGCGGCCAGAGCGTCAGTTTGCCACTCGTGGTTGGTCTGGGTTGCTTTAGCCTTGCCGATGGACGACATAATGGGCGTGTCGGTGGGGCTGATGTCATAAATAACGTCTGCGAGATCCTCACGGACACCGATCGAGGTGTACCGGAGGTAGGTATTTGAGGGAACGGCCATGATTTATCCTTTACAAGAATCGTTCAAATATTTTCGCCGCATCTCTGGGGCGACCTGTTTGTTTCAGTTTGCTGTGGAGTTTCTTAGCCATTTCGGTATCTTTGTCTACCTTCTGGCCGCTTACTCCGGGCCTGAGAGTTTTCGGGGCTTCTGCGACCTTTTTCTGGACGGCAGGTTTGCCCTTCATTAACTTCTCAAATTGCATCGCCTTGTAGAGAGCGAGGACAGCGCGGTGGTCGTACACCTGGGCTAACTCTTGTTCCGTGAAGCCAATAGACCGAGCGTAGTCTTTGATTTCTTTCCGTATAACTTCGCCTTTGACTTCGTCAGCCAGGTCTGGGAGTGCGGCTTTGAGCCGTTCCGCTTCCTGCGACAGATGGGCCTTCAGGTGTTCTTGTTGCTCTGCCTGAGCCTTGGCTAGTACGGATTCGCGTTCTGCGCGAACTGCGGCGAGTTGCTTATCGCGTTCCATCTTCTCCGCTACTTTGATTGCGTACCCGATAGGGTCGCTTTCTTTTAAGGCGGTTAGATCTTCCTCCGGCTGTGCCACGAGCATCTGCTCAATGATTTGTAGCCTTTGGTTGTAGGTGTCCCTAAGTTTGGCGGCTTCTTCTATCTTTGCTCGCTCGGCTTCGACTGCCTTGCGTTGCTCGGCTAGAGTTTGCGCTTTTTTGGTGTAGTCAGATGTGCGTGAATACCCTTTGATGAGTTCGTCTAGGTCTACCTCAAGTTCTTCGTTGTTTACTCTTACACGATACCTGGGCTTTTCTTCGACTTCCTCTTGGGCTTCTTGGCTTTCCTCGGTTTCCTCGGCTTGCGCCTCGTATTCCTCGGCAACCTGCTCAACTCCCTCTGCTTGCTGTTCCTCGGCTTGGTCTTGCGACTGCTCTGGCTCTAGCATCCCAAAGATCTTGGCGGCTGCATCATCTACGGTTGCACTCCCTTTCGGGTTGGTGTCGTCCATTTGGTACTCCTACTTGGTTAAAAAAACTTCCAACGACTCTCTTTAATTTCGCGGTCTGCTGCGATTGATTGCAGAGAGGCTATAAATTCTTCTAGACCCCTCAACTTCAGACGGGTTCTCTCTCGGAGGTCAACATCGTCATCAGATGAGTTAAGAATGTTGTTAATATACAACTCTCGTTGTTTTTGCACAACATCTTTGAAAAATTCGTCATTCAGGTACGAATGAGCCTTTAGGCTCGCATCGGTTATCAAATCTTACGCTCCCCTGGAATCTCAACATTAGAGGCCATTTTAGCCCCTACCTCGGCGGCCTTGAGTTGGGCTTCTGCCTGGAACTCTGCGGTCTTGAGTTGTAGGTTAGCGGCGGCTTTCTCGCGCTCTAGTTGGATCTGGGCTGCGGCCTTTTCTCTGGCAAGTTGGATCTCTGCCTGAGCCTTTGCCTGACTTTCGGCTATGTCTGCTTGGGCCTTTTGTTGCTGGATTTGCAGTTGAACCTGAGCCTGTTGCATGAGAGCCTGTGTAGCCGGGTCTGGTTGCGGTTGTTGCGGCGCGAGGATCTGCTGCTCCATCTCAGGGGTGATTTCCCGGAAGAACTCCGCTGTGTCTTTGAATCCGGCAGATTCAATAAATCTTCCCAGCGTATTACGGTATTGCGCGGGAGAGACAAAAGGATTACCCATTCCCATAGTGCCAAGGATCTGCTCCTGTTTTTGTAGGACAGCGGCAACCATCGCCATCTGCTGCTCCCTGTTTCCTGTACCCAGCCCGACATTGACGGAAATATCGTACTCGTTAGACCACTCTCTTGGGTCTATGGCAACGAACTTTCCACGCATCCTGACGATTCTCTGTCTGTCTTGGTACTTGCAGACAAGGTGGAGGATCTTCTTAAACAGGTCTTTAACGCCGGTCTCAGCAAAGATACGGGCGATAAGTTCTACACGGGCGGCCCCTGCGTTCTGAACCATTGCGACAGCAGTTGCGGTGGTGTTTTGCAGGATATTGGGATCTAGCCCCTGGGAAGCCTCAGTAACGCCTGTACGCTTCTGTTGTACCTGATCCATGTATCCGAGCATGGGGAAGGCTTGCGAGGCCACCAGAGGCACGGAAAGCGGTGTAATAGCCTGTGGGTTTTTGACCCTAACTATGCCACCAGGTGTAACGGTCAGCATATCGTCTAGGTTTACCTGTCCGTCTACGACTGCCATCCGAGCGTTGTTAGAAAGATACAGGTTGTCTAACATCTGGCGGGTGATCGTGGTCTTGATCTTCTGGATGTCCGTGACCCTATCGGCCAGGGAGTGTCCAAAGAACTTGTGCGGCATCGGGATCGGGCAGATAGCAGCAAACGGGATGAAGTCTGCTTCCTCGTTCTCTAGGATCGTCTGGCCGGCATAGAACACACGGCGCAGTTCTGCGATACCGTCATTGTCAAAGTCTGTCTTGATGTAGCACTCAAAGGTCTCGATCTCGTCCATCGAGGTGTCAAGGCTAGGATCGTCCGGCTGCTCCCCGTTGGAGTACCGAGCCACCCTTTCAGGAGTGAACGTCAGATCATCGTACGCCGGGAGCATCTCGATTTCTTTGGAGTCAAACCCCATAGCAACCAACTCAGAGCGTGTCGTGAGTTTGCGGTGGGCAACAAAAGGTGCGTCCTCGATTCTACGGGCCTTTTTGGAGATCAGAAACTCCTCCGGCGGCACGTTCTCAACCTTGACCGAACCCTTCTTGTCTATCTTCTTGACGGTGACGTTGTAGGCAAATACCGGAACCATCTCCGGCTGCGGCATGGGAAGTCCCTGTGCCATAGCCTGTTGAGCCAACATTGGGTCAATCTGTCCCGGAACCTCGCCTATCTGGATCTGCTCCTGGGAGACAATCTCCATCTGGCCGTCAGCCAACAGAAGGGTCAGTTCTTCCTCGGATAGGTTCTCGTACTTCTCTTTGGTTACGTCTGTCTCGTCATTCCACCAGATCTTGATGACACCGTTCTTCTGGAGCAGGGCATCCTTGAACCATGTGGAGAACACCTCAAAGCCTGGGTTGTCGTTCATTAAGACCCAGTTGCAGTATTCGGTGGCTTGCTTGGCGGCCTGTTCGTCACCCGGTGCCCTTGGTTCAAAACGAACCACATCGTCTGTCTGGGTAAATACCCGCAGGAGTTGGGGTAGCGCCCCGTCAATGGCCTCTGCCACCTCTCCGGTGACAATCGTTGAGCGACCCTCTATCTCGTTTCCATAGGGTTCGCGGTTGTATGCCATGAGGGCTTGACGGCGCTCCTCGGTGGTCTCGGAGTTGATGTAGCCAATGGCGTTATCAATCTCATTGTCCAAAATGGCTTGTAGTTCAAATTCTTGCATTTATACGACCCATGTTGTGTTGATCGGAAGGGGCTTTCCCCAATTTGATGTTGTATTCAGTCCCACGGCAAGATAACGGAAAGCGTCTGCCCCGTGTGAAGCCCAGTCATGTAAGGGCCTGTCGTAGAACACCTGACGCTTTTCGTCATATTCCCTGCGGTAATTCTTTAGGCAACTTAGCCCTGTTTCTACTTTCGGATGAAACCAACAGTTAGGGAGCATACGCCTGACCGCCTGAATCCCATCGTCCACGGATAGGCGCGGGCAAACTGTAATGTTAAGCCCCAGGTCTTGTAAGACTTCCTTGCGGCTTCTACCAGTACCGAGTTCCCTAACCTCCACATCGTGAGGCAGGATGTGTTCAGCAGTCGTATAGCCGTTATCTTTAATCCACCGGACGTATGAGTCGAGGCCCTGCCCGTGGTTCTCGTAGTAGTCAATAATCCGCCTTTCCTGCCCCGATACTTGACATACCCATATTGCCGTAGAGTCGCCAACGCCCAGATCCCATGCCGTGTAGGTCTTACATAGGTCGTCTTTGGGGAACTCCTTAAAACGCTCTGGACTAAGCGCCTGAATGAGAGATGCGTAGTACGAACCCTCGACAGGCGAGTCAAAATTGCACTCGAACTCCTGTAGGTATTTTGCCTCACCCATCTCGCGTCTTGCAGCCTCAAGTTCAGTTTGAGGTATGAGTCCGGTTTCTGATGCTTTGAACTCAAGGAGT